TATATACTTAACAATAAAACTTGGGAAGAGAAGGAGCCTAGCATTGAGACCTTATATAATTTTTGTAATTCTAGGTACAAGTTTAAAAATAAGAATTATACAATATCTTTAGATGATTCCAGGACTTATTATAAAATTAGACATAATGCTTTCCAAAGACAATGTTGTTTTTGGCTGGGCATTCCATTTCAGACTGATGTACCATTTAGTAACTTTGGTGTTGATAGCATTAGAACGCCAGATTATCTATTTAAAACCAAATCTAATGAAATTATATTGCTTGAATTCACTGTAACAAATAAATTGGAAACTGGTATCATCAATAAGGAATATTACCATAAATATGATATGGAGAAGGAACTTTTCAATTCAATAGGGATGAATGTTTTAGATTACTATATCATTATGGGATTGGATGATGAGGAACTCAGTTGTGTTTCAGATATTTTCTATATATCTAAAAAAATTGGTATTGATGTTGATATTGAAGACATCCGCAAAGATATGACTGAATTTAGAGAGAGATTGAATAGATTAAACAATTTAGTTTATGAATTTGTACCTGAACTCACAGTCAACTCTGGTAGTTCAAATACAATTTTTTTAGAATCTAATATTTTAAAATCAGAATTAAAAGTTAATTCAATGTCTCAGAGATTCAAGGATAAGGGGATTAACAATTATGTCATAAAAAAGATAATGTCTGATAGGAAGATCTTAATGAGAAAATTAAAGAAATTTGACATTCAAAATAAGATCGTTATAGTAGTTGACTTAACAATAGGTTATACTGATATTAGATGTGATGACTTAGGATTTGATAAAATTATTGTACAAAGAGCATTAGAAAAACCTTTTTTTGAAGATTTACAAGTTATTAAAGTGAAAGGCTCTAAATTAACTTCAGAAGAGTTTAAATCTTTTGGTGATGAAGATTTACAAGACATCTATTGTGAATCTAAATTAATTGAAGTTTATGAAACTTCAAATTATGAATCTAAATTTAAAAATTGGATCAAAGATGGATTTACTAATAAAAATTTATTGGCTAATTGTAAAATAGGTGAATTGAGACAAGATTTCTGTTTGAATTTCCAAAATAAAATAAATAGTGTGATGAATCAAAACAACATTGTAATTAGAAAAAAGAATCCTTTTATTTTTCCTGCTGTTGATTTTATTGAATATTCTAATATTTTTAAATTGGATTTGAACTCTTTAAACACTTCTAATTTAATAACTAAAGAAATATTAGATATGTTTCAAAAAAAGGGGATAGAGAGTTTTACTAAAGATTACATAGTTGATAGGTCATCTCTTAATGAAGATATTCTAAATTGTGAAAGAGAAATGTCAAATATATATAATGAAATAAACCAAAAATTCAAAAAGGATTTTTTAGAATGTAAATGGAACTTTAAAAAGTCTAAATTGAAGTCACATGAATTTCAAGCAATTTTTAAAAGATGGATTGATTCAAAAAGAAAATTATCTTATTTAATAAAAGAACCTACTAGAATTAAATATAAAAATAGAGTTACTCTGGACATCAAAAGTAAAAAATTGAAAGAGCATTGGGATTTTGAGAAAAAACATTTAAGACAACCTAAGGGCATTATATATTGCCACCCAGAAGAGGAAAATGATCATACTTTAGTTTTAGACTTCCTTAAAGATCAATTCACCGTAACAAATATTCAAGCACCAGATTCTATTTTTATTAAAAGTGAAGTTAATGGTATTAAATTGAGAAACTTAGTAGATCAAATGTATAGTGAGTTAAATAAAAAAGAATTCCATTTCCGTTATCTAAAACTAGCACACAATTTATTGTTCATCAGTAGATTTTGTTATAGTCTGTTATATTATTCAAATATTAAATCCAATAACAATGACTTTTACTTCGATAATTTAGGATACTCAAATGCTTTTATATTAGTGAAAGGTGGTAAAAAGATTTTAAGAACTAAGAGATCCAGACTTTTCAGACTATTTTTTCCTATAAATGAAATTCAAGAGAAAATAATGCGGAGTGAAAATTGGGAAATCCATTTAATAGAAGGAGTCAAATACATGTTAACTCCTTGGAGACAATTAAGGATTGATTATTTAAAAAAAGGTTTCGAAATATATCATAACTTTTCAAATTATTTGATTAGCAGAACTCAAGATTTAAAAATAACGTTTAAGGAATTTATGCCAATG